GAAGCAGTACTTGCTACTCTTGATTATCCCGAAGCAAAGAAGCTAACTGAGTATTTCAATACCGTCAAGCTTATGGGTATGGTTGAAGATTGGAACACCCGCGTATCAGCCAGCAGAGATCACCGTATCCACGGTAATATCAATGCACAAGGTGCTGCTACAGGTCGTTGTACACACAGCCAACCTAACATTGCTCAGGTAAGTGGCGACCATCGTGCTAGAGAGTTATGGGTTCCTGATGTTGGTGAGACTTTGGTTGGTGCAGACTTGTCTGGTCTTGAGCTGCGTATGCTTGCTCACTTCATGGCAAAGTATGACAATGGTGAGTATGCTAAAGTGCTGCTGACCGGAGACATTCATACACACAATCAGCATGCTGCTGGTTTGTCTAGTCGTTCACTTGCCAAGTCATTCATCTATGCTTACCTTTATGGGGCTGGCGATAAGAAGATTGCTATGGTATGCGACTGCTCTGTTGATGCTGCTCGTAAGTTGCGTGATCGTTTTCAGAAAGAAATCCCCGCACTTGCAAAAGTACAGGAGGCTGTTCGCTATGAGATAATCAAGACAGGCAAGGTGAGACTGCCAGATGGTAGAAGCGTACCAGTCCGCAGCGAACACGCTGCCCTGAATACGCTCCTACAAGGCTCAGGAGCCATCGTATCGAAGTACTGGATGGTAGAGGCTAGCAAGGCAGCGGCACGGCTACGCGCCAAGCAGCTGGCTTATATCCACGATGAGTTGCAGTACAGTTGTCCCAAGTCTATTGCCGATGAGTTTGGTAAGGCTGTGACTGCTGCTGCAACAACTGCTGGTGAGCATCTTAATCTTAACATTCGTATTGATGCCGAGTATCGTGTCGGCAATAACTGGGCAGAAACACACTAAGGAGTACTATGAGTTCACTTACTATATACATTGCTGGTCCGATGCGAGGATATCCAAACCATAACTTTGATTCATTTTATAAGGCAGAAAAAAAATGGTTAAAAAATCCAATGATTGAAAATATCTTTAATCCTGCTCGTATGGATGAAGATGAAGGATTTAATCCAGCAACTGCTGAAGATTCTAAAGAACACTTACGGTCATGCATGAAGCGCGATCTCAATGCTATTCTAAACTGCAACGCTATGGTAATGTTGCATGGATGGGAGCATTCAGAGGGAGCAAGAGTCGAGCATGCACTGGCAACATATTTGGGGATGCCAATTTTCTATGAAAGTTAATGCTAAAATTTGTTTCTATAAATTTAAGCCACTACAAGCGTGGCGTTATATCCTTATTCGTTTACTTACTAATTCAAAACATACCCATGCTCATCTTGAGTTTAATACAGAACCACCAATAGCAGTGATTGTTATTGACGGCAAACCAGCTCAGATTATCAGCGGTGCTTTACTATCCAAATTAAAGGTAGAAAAATATTATGAATATGATATTGGTGATCTAGATTTATCTGCCAATGATTTTAACTATTTTCTAAATTATCGCAAAGTGAGTGCAGCTAAGATAATTTTTTACTACACACTTGGTCGTTTCTTTGGTATGAAGAAAGCAGCAAATTGTGTAACTTTTATCTGTGATTACTTAAAGTTTAAAGGTTGGGATGTACCTGATCTTTTCAGTCCAAAGGAACTATGGGAGAGTTTACATGCTGATAATAATGATCGGTGGAAAAGCCCGAGTAGGCAAAACAACACTAGCCAAATGGATAAGTGAGTATGCCTATAACGAAGGCTATGCTCCCGTAATACTTCCTTTTGCAAATGCACTTAAGCAAGAAGCAGAAGCCAAAGGATATTCTAAGGATAAGAATCCAGAAGAGTATCGTTCTTTCTGTCAGACACTAGGATCTGACATGAGAGCTAAAGACTCAGATTATTGGGTTAAGCAATTCCGTAAAAAGATTACTACAATGTATAATCAGGAAAAGGCTGCTCTTAAGGCTGATCCAGATACTTGGCATGAGAAGGTAGTCATTGTTGATGACTGTCGATACATGAATGAAGTCGCTTCTGCCCGTGATCTACGAGCATTGACAGTCTTTGTAGCAGCAGGAAGTAGGGATCTCCCTGAAGCAAATGCTGAATGGAGAACCCATGAGTCTGAGGCTTTAGCTAATTTAATGGAAGCCAATGACAAGAACTATACTCAAGTATTTGATTATGTTCTTTACAATAATGGGACTGAAAAGCAATACAAAGCTAAAGCAAACCAGAGGTTTGAAGAGTGGTTTAACATTCTTTCTGAAGGCTTGCTAGATAACTTATGTACTTGTGAGCTATGTCAATCAACCCGTGAAGACAGAAGCCCTAATCAAGAACAAATCATTCAAGATATTCTGAAACTAATAGATGAGGAAAAGGACAATGGAGAGACCTGATGTTGCTGTTTTGGATGGAGACATCCTATGTTATCGAGCTGCTTTCTGGGCAGACCAAGAGGGTGTTGAGTATCTAGAAGAGCGATTATCCCATGATGTCAAGGCTTGGACACCTATGGGAATAAAGAAGGTCTACATTGCCATGTCATGTAATCGTAAAGACAACTTTAGGCGTGACTTCTGGGAATCCTATAAGGCTCACAGGGATGCTCGTAAGCAGACCCCTGAAAGCATGGACTATGCTCTTGAGCTTATCCATGAGCATGATATTTTAACAGTTCCACGGTTAGAAGCTGATGATATTATGGGACTTATGGCTTCCTCTGGTAAGGGAATTGCCGTTACCATTGATAAGGATCTCCGGTCTGTACCGGGGTGGCATTGGAATCCAGATAAAGAACATGCACCAGATATGGTGGATAAATATACTGCTAATTATAACTTCCACAAACAGTGGATCACCGGGGATACGACTGATAATATCCCCGGTATCTGGAAGTGGGGACCAGCTAAGGCTGAAAAGTGGCTTAAAGATGTCAACCCCCGTAACTGGTCTGTTGCTGTAATGGCAGCTTATGACCAAGCTAAGACCGCAGATGGCGGTAAATATGATTACGATTACTGCTTAGCTATGGCTAGGTCTGTCCGCATCCTACGGGATGGTGAATATGACAAGGCTACTAAGCAGATAAAACTGTACTGCCCAATAGTTGGGGCTACTGAAGAACAAACCCTAGGAGATACTAATGGATACTGAAGTTACTTGCTTTGATACAGACTCAGCTACTTTTACTAATAACAATAATTATAATACTTCTACTTATAACCATAAGCCAGAAGGTATATCTATGGTTTTTCATACTGACTGCTGTAAACCAGAGTATAAGACTAAGGGTGCTGCCGGGGCTGATCTTAAGTCTGTCCTTCATATTACTTTAGCTCCGGGTGCTAGTCATATGATTTCGACCGGAGTATCCCTTGCTATTCCAGAGGGATTTGTGGGTCTTGTATTCCCACGATCTGGTCTGGCAACCAAGGGTATTACCCTTAAGAATTCTGTTGGTGTTATCGACTCTGATTACCGTGGAGAGATCTTAGTATCTCTGGTAAACAACTCTTTTGAGACTGTCGAAATCAATAAAGGTGATCGCATTGCACAGATTGTCTTTCTACCAGTTACCCAATTCCCATTCATCTCTGTCGATAAACTTCCAGAGACTACGCGGGGATCTGGTGGTTTTGGAAGTACAGGATTATAAGAAACTAGTCGTTTAAGAAGGACAGATATGGATACATTTCAAAACTTTATTGCCATCTCTCGCTATAGCAGATGGATGGATTCTGAATCTCGCCGTGAAACTTGGGATGAAACAGTAGATCGTTGGTGGAATTACTTCACAACGAAAGTTCCTGCCCTAACTTCACGACCAGATGTACGGGATTCAATTTTAAATCTTGAGGTTCTACCCTCAATGCGTGGGCTTATGACAGCAGGACCAGCTTTGGACCGCGACCATACAGCCTTATACAATTGCTCCTATCTGGAGATTGACTCACCAAAGTCCTTCTCCAATCTAATGTATATTCTTATGTGTGGTACTGGTGTTGGTTATACTGTTGAGCGTAGATGCACAGACAAGATGCCAACTATTCCAACCATTAATAAGATGTTCGACAATATTATGTTCGTAGAAGATAGCCGAGAGGGTTGGTGTGATTCACTCCATCAACTAATCGACAATCTCTACAAAGGTGTTCACCTAAAATGGGACACCAGTAAAGTACGCAAGGCTGGAAAAAAACTCAAAACTTTTGGTGGTAGGGCTAGTGGTCCTGCTCCCCTTGAGGAAGTATTCCGCTTTGTCATTCAGACATTCTACAAGGCTCAGGGACGAAGACTCACTCCGCTTGAGTGTCACGACATTTGCTGCAAAATTGCTCAGTCAGTTATCGTTGGTGGCGTTCGACGCTCAGCAATGATTTCTCTAAGTGATCTCGCGGATCGTGAGATGGCAACATGCAAGAGTGGTGCTTGGTGGGAATCATCAGGACACCGCGCCCTAGCCAATAATTCCGCTGTGTACAATGGTCGCCCTTCAATGGGACAATTCCTAGAGGAGTGGACCGATCTGTACAACTCTCACAGCGGAGAGCGCGGTATCTGCAACCGAGATGCGATGAGAGCTATTGCAGCCAAGGCTGGTCGTGATGTTGATGTAAATTATGGGACCAATCCTTGTTCTGAGATTATTCTCAGACCTAATCAGTTCTGCAACTTATCGACCGTTGTGGTCCGCGCTTCAGATACACCTGAGACATTAGCTAAGAAGATTGAGATAGCTACAATCATTGGAACAATCCAAAGCATGTTTACTTATTTCCCCTATCTTTCCCGTGAAGATTCTTCATGGACAAAGAATTGCGAAGAAGAAAGATTGCTTGGCGTTTCAATGACAGGCATCTTTGATAATAAGCTAATGTCTGGCATTCTTGGTTATGGAAAACTCAAGCATGTTCTTGAGAATCTCCGTGAGATTGCAATCAAGACTAACCTTGATTGGGCTAAGCAGTTAGGTATCAATCCAAGCAAATCAATTACTTGCATCAAGCCAGAGGGAACTACTTCATGCTTGGCTAACTCAGCTAGTGGTCTTCACCCAAGATATGCCGAACACTATTATCGTAGAGTTCGTATTGACAAGAAAGATCCTATCTATCAATTAATGCGTGATTCTCAGGTTATGGTAGAAGATTGCGTGATGAACCCAGATTCAACAGCTGTCTTTACCTTTGCTCAGTCTGCTCCTTCAGGTTCACTTACACAAGATAAACTACAAGCAATCGACCACCTTAATCTGTGGCTTGCTTATCAGGAGTATTACTGCCAGCATAAGCCAAGTATTACAGTCAACTATTCTGACAGTGAATTTATGCCAATAGGTCAATGGGTATGGGAAAACTTTGACAAGATTTCTGGTATTTCCTTTCTACCAAAATCTGATCATGTATATACTCAGGCTCCGTTTGAAGCAATCACTAAGAAAATGCATGACACATATGTAATGTCTCCTGTCGATTTTAATAACCTATCCTTCTATGAGAAGGTTGACACAACAATATCATCACATACAATGGCTTGCACTGCTGGTGCATGTGAGATCATAGATCTCAAAGGATAATACATGGCTACAAGAGAAGATCTTGAAAAACAATTAGCATCAATTAAATCAGGTCTTTTGGATTTTTCTAGTGTTGGAGAAGAATCTTTTTTTAGAACAACAGGTCAAACTAAATTAGAAACAAAAGAAGTTCCTCGTTATACTGATGTATACAATAAGGAATTTGGAGCAATAAAAGATATTAGGTTTTCTCTTGGTGAAGATGTTTCTACAGCATCTACCATTGATAGAGCATTATATGTTTTTGATCCCACTAAAATAGCTAAAGAAAAAACAGAAAAAACTATTAAAACAGTAGAAGACGCTAACTTAGAAGTAATTAAACAACAAGATAGCATCAAAGCTTTTTTAACTCAAGAAAGAGAATTAGCTAAATCTTCTGTTCTTCAAACTTATCTAGATACTTTTTTTAAAAAGGCTTCAAAACAAGAAATTAAGTCTTGGGAATGGGATTCGGTAGATCTTAATACTCCAGAAGGTTTAGCTAGATGGAGGACAGCAACAAAGAGAAAAACACAAAACCCTAAATATGGTGGAGTTAGAACAGGTCCAGTGTATTATGTTAAACTTACACCAGAAGAAAGTCTTGAAAAAAAACGGATAACTGAGTCTATTGAGCGTACTCGTTTTATGGCTTCTCCTGACTTACAATTACAATTTGCAGGTATCACTGCAAAAAATTTGGAAAAAGAAATTAAGTCTATGCTAAAACAAGAAGAAAAAGAAAAAACAAAAGCTCAAAAAATTCAGGATCGAATTGATAGGCTTAGAGCACAACTACCTATAATTCCGTAAAACATTAATAAGAAATAAACTATGGTTACAAATATTGAATCAGCTAAAACAAAGCTAACTCTTTTTTCAGGTATTGATCTACCCGAAGTAAAGCTAATGCTAAAAGACATCTATGCTAAGCTAGATGAACTAACAAATGAAATCAGAAAAGTTTCCGAGAATCGACCCAGAATTAATAAAGATTCTGGAAGAATTTTATAAACCTCTAGAATACGACCCCGATGTTGATGAACTAAAGTTTGCAAGACAAGCTGCGTTCAGAGCAGGACAGATAGAGGTTGTCAATAAACTAAAAGCTGTCCTCAAACAACAGCAAGGAGGAAAGTAATATGGGTGGATCACCAAAAATTAGTGGTGGAATGACCTTTGCTGAACAACAAAAGTTGCTGGCAGAAGAAAGAGAATTCCAAAAACAACAAGAAGAAGAGCGAAGAAAAGCCGCTGAAGATGCGGAAACAAGAAGAGTCGCTAGAGAACAAGCTGAAAGATCTCGACTTAAGGCTGAAGAAGAGCGAGCTGTACAAGAAGCATCACAAGCCGAACAAGAAGCAGTGCTAGAAGCACAGGCTCAGGCTGAAGAAAATCGAATGCAGGGTATTCAAGGTACTAATAGTCGTGCATTAGACTTCTATTCTTCATTATACAACGGTATGAATAATAATTAAGGAGCTATCAATGACAGGCAATCTAGTTGATCGCTTTAGAATGTTGGATGCTATGCGAACATCCAAGCTATACCGAGCAAGACTTTGTTCTGCTCTTACAATTCCTAGTCTTCTACCCCCTGAAGGGTGGACTGAAGAAATAGAATTACCCCAACCAACATCTTCTGTTGGTGCTAGAGGAGTCACTTCCCTAGCAAGCCGAATGCTTTCGGCAATGATGCCTTTAAATGATACTCCCTTCTTTAAGTTTGGTCTACGATCTGGTGTAGAACCTACCGCAGAAATTAGTCAGTACTTAGAGACAATGAGCTATCAGGTTTATCGAAAGCTTATTGGTACTAACTTACGAGAAATAATCTATCAAGCTATCCAAAATCTAATCGTTGTTGGAGATTGCTTGGTACATGAGATGGATGATTTCAAATTCAGAGTTACTCGCTTGGATCAGTATGTTGTCCAGCGTACTGTAACTGGTGATGTAAATGAAATAATTCATATTGAATATGACTTAGTAGACCCAGAAGCAATTAGTCCACACTATTCGCTTCCTCAGTCTGCTAAGAAAGGTTATGAGACTACCTATTGCCAGTATCTAAAGGAGGATAATGTATGGAAGTACAGAAAAGAAAACTCCGATGGTTTAGTACTAGCGGAAGGTGTATACGAAGTCTGTCCTGTGACGGTTCTACGGTGGTATGGCATACCCGGAGAAAACTACGGAAGGTCGCACTGCGAAGATATCCTAGGAGATCTCTCAAGTCTTGATGGCTATACACGGGCAATGCTTGATGGCATGGCTGCTGCTTCAGCTTTCTGGATGTGTATTGATCCATCCGGCCTTACTGAAGTAGATGACATTGCTGACTCCACCAATGGTTCGTGGGTTCCTGTAAGACAGCAGGATGTATTCGTCTTGTCTCCATCACAGACAATGAATCCACAGATTGGTGCTGCTCAAACTGCCGTTCAAACTATGCGTAGTGAGATCGGCCAAGCCTTTCTTATGTCTAGTGCATCCATTCCTAGTGGCGACCGTGTTACTGCAACCGCCGTTAGGATGATTGGCTCAGAACTTGAGACAGTCTTGGGTGGCGCATTCTCTGCTATCGCCAGAGATCTAATGGAACCCATTGTAAAGCGTTCAGTCTTCTTAATGATTGAAGCCGAAGAGCTGGATCAGCGTATGTATGAGCAGTTCTTTGATGATGAGGGTTCTCTTACTACCGAAGTAATCACTGGTCTACAGGCTCTCAGCCGTGACACAGATCTTCAGAAGCTTATGCAGATGGGTGAAATGGTACGCAACCTACCAGAACAAGCAGCAATGTCTTTCAAGTGGGATGAGTATGCCAGAGCACTTATTACTTCTCTTGGCTTTGATGCCCGTAATTGGGTACGCTCAGCTGAAGATATCCAGAGAGAGCAGATGCAGCAGCAGCAGATGATGATGCAGCAGCAAGCAATGAAATCTGGTGGTCAGGCTGTGGCTGGTGCGCTAGGTAATCTAGCTGTTAACGCTGGTCAGCAAGACCTAGCCCAGAATGGTGGACAAGGTATTGTGAATGTTCTCCAGAATTCTGGTGCAGACATGTCAGCATTTACAGGAGGTCAATAATGGCTAAAAAAATAAATAAGGCTAGTATGCCTTGTAATAAACCGCGCAAGTCACCCAACCCAAATAAAAAGAAAGTTGTCAAAGCTTGTGCCAACGGCCAAGAAAAGATTATTCACTATGGTGCTACGGGTTATGGACATAACTATTCTGCTAAAGCTAGAAAAAGCTTTAAGGCCAGACACGGTTGTGATAAAGCTGGTAATAAATTAACAGCCAAATATTGGGCTTGCAAGAATCTATGGGCTGGTCCCGGCGGTTCTAAAGCTTCTTGTCCTAAAGGCAGAAAGTGTAAAAAGTAATGCCTAAAGACGCATGCTATAAAAAAGTAATGTCCCGCTATAAAAAGCACTCTGCTTATGCTTCAGGTGCTATGGTTCAGTGCCGCAAAGTTGGTGCTGCTAAGTGGGGTAATAAATCTAAAAGGAAGAAGTAATGGCTAAAAAGAAAAAGAAAAAAGCTGACTTCTCACTTGAGAAAAAAAAAGGATTGCACGGTTGGTTTTCCCGCAACAATGGTAAAGGCTGGATCGACTGCAAGACAGGTAAACCATGTGGTCGTAAAAGTGCAGGGGAAAAGGGCAGAGGTTATCCTGCCTGTCGCCCTACTAAATCTATGTGTACTGCCAAAGGTGTTCGCGCCAAAAAAAGCGGTAAGCAAGTAAAGTGGGAATAGTCAAATGCAGCGTAATAGAACTTGGTCTTTTATTTCCCCTGTCTGGAGATCAAAATATAATAGAACACTAAATACAAATGGTTATATTCCAGCATTAAATAATATTATATGGTATCCAGCTGATTTCCTGATAACACAACCACTTATTGATGGTAGAAATAATCCCACCCTTAACCCTGTTATAATTGTAGACACTTTACAACCAGTAAAACTTAAGTGGAGATTAGAATTACCCGGCGCAATACCCAAAGGATTTTCTTTGTATTATCGAAAAAACGGTGGTAACTGGGTAATATTTCCAAGAGATATTTTTACAGCAGATACCTTTAATGATGGTGATAGTTTTCAATTGGCTACTGTATCAGGAGGTAGCACTGGAATGTTCAGTCTTAAACTAATTAACGATGTGGATAACTTATTTTGCTCACAAGCATTGACAATAGTTGTGACTCTTTAGTTGTAGCATCTTCTCTTATTTAAAGAATAATTAATGATTCATACACACACAATGACACAGCTTAAGACTCCTCAGGAGCCAATGAAACTCATTGCGCCCGGAAGCATAGCTGTTGATAATTTACATGTAGGTACTATCTATACACTTAATGTACCTACAACAATACAACCAACAACACCAACTTCAAACCCTAATTTAGTTGTTATACCAAATACATCTCTTAGTTATCTTAAGATTGTTCCATTATTTAAACAATCTGTAGCATCTCCTAAGTTTAAAGTAACAGGTTGGTCAAGAGCAGTTAATAACACTGGAGCTACAATTTATTATGTACCTCAGTGCTTGTTTGAAGGCTCAGTTGTTTTTGACTCATTCAATAATATTACTATTAATGGTGATTCTAATTTCCGACATCCAATTACTATTGCTAAAAACTTCGGTGATGGAAAAATTTTCAATGCTACAACTATCAGTGACACAGCTTTTGTTTTAATTGATACTCTAGGTTGTGAACTTATTGAAATTGAATTCATAGGTTCTCTACCCATCTCAGATGGAGCAAACGCCTTCGTAGGAGCAATATAATGCACCGGGATAGAACAGATCTTATACGAATAAGGTTAATATAATGGCAAAGAAAACATATAAGTGCAACTGTGGAAAGACCACAACTTGCACAGGCAAAGATGCCACAAAAATAGTATATCCAAAGAAAGAAAAGAAATGAAAAAACCAATGAAGAAAGCTGAGCCAAAGATGCCAGCTAAAAAGAAAGCTGCTGTCAAGAAGACGGCTGCTAAGAAGAAGTCATATTAATTTAAAACTCTAACGAAAGATACACACTATGAATGAAGAGACTCCCGATATGATGGAACAATCCTCAGAGACTCCAGTAGTATCACAGGAACAATCTCTTACATCGTCAGCAGAGGATACTATTCTCGCCCGTGAGAAGGTTGCTTTTGATGCTTATGTAAGAAACCAAGGCATGGCTGTTCCTGAGAACTTCAAGGATGCGGGTGCTTGGTTTGAAAGTCTTAAAAACGCTCAAAAAGAATACACTCAGTCACGGCAAGAAGTAGCCGATCTAAAGAAGAAGTACGAGCAGACACCCTCTACAGCAAACCCGGTCAAACAGGATGCTGCTCCTAAGACACAGGAAGAGATTCCTGTCGTACCAGAAGTTCTGAAGATCCCAGATAAGAAGGTAGAAGAAGTTAAGGCTGACACTCCAGCCGTTGCTACCGAAGATGATTGGAAGCAGTGGACTGTAGAGTTCGCTACTAATAATGATCTATCTCCTGAAACTCTGGACACGATCAAGAAGAAGACCAATCTACCAGAAACTGTTATTAACGAATATATGTTAGGACAGAAAGCAAAGCTAGAGATTGCTTATAGCAAGGCTGCTGAGCTTATTGGTGGAAAGGATCAACTAGCAAAGATGTTTGATTGGGC